TCTAGCTATCAAGCTTGGGAGCGTGGTGAAGTTCCTGCAGATACACAATTTTACGTTGCTGATGATGAAATTGAGAATGCAGTGATATTCAAGAAGAAACAATTGATCAACAAGGCTATTGTCAAGTTTGATGCAATGACTCCTGAAAAGAAACGCAAGGTAGCAAGATTGTTAGGATTACCTGTTACAGAGGATACTAAAGAAGAATCTGTATACAACCAGGTAGATAACCTATTAAAACAAACAGAATTCAAGAATGGTAAACATGCTGGTTTAAACCCTGTAGAGGTGTTCAGCAGATTTGCAGATATGAAGGAAAACTTACTCCATATTAAAGACTTGGTTAAACAGGCTATCGCTCACTCAGTATATCGTTTAAAACCTAATGGTAAGGTGTACGAAGGTGAATTTGAGATTGCTAAGGATGAAGATGATTTAGTTAAATTCCTTGCTGATGATGATAACCAAGACGAATTGTTAACCTTGGAAGGAAAATTAAAAACTAAGAAAATAGCTTCTGTATGATACCCGTAGATAGTTTATTATATAAAATCGACCAGAAACTAAATAAACTATCAACGAACGAACACCAACAGATTCAATTAGAAGATAAGATTTTAGCCTTGAACGAGGCTCAGATCAAATTAATCAAACAAAAGGTTGATGGTCAAAACACGGTTTCTGGTCTAGGTCTAGATGCTTTCAAGAAGCGTTACGAGGACCTACAAAGTTTGGTGGTAACTTATAACCATCAACCCCTTGACTTAACTGTCAAGAATGCTGAATTAAATCAATGGGCAGCTGGAATACACCAACTCACTCCAAAGTACATGTTCTATATAGATAGTTATGTAATTGCAGATAAGGGTTTGTGTAAAGATAGAAAGATATGGATTAATAGAGACTTAGCTAAACATGGCGATTTGCAATTTTGTTTAACTAACACTCACTATAAACCATCATTTGAATATCAAGAAACTTTCAACTCCCTATCTTCTGATGAGATCTCTATATTTACTGACGGTACATTTACACCTAAGAAAATATACGTTTCTTACATGAGATACCCAGTGTACATTAATAAGACTGGATATGTAATGTTAGATGGACAAGACTCATACGATGCTGATTGTGAACTTGAGACATACCTGGAAGATGAATTGTTAGACTTAACAGTTCAGAACCTAGCAATGTATACAGAGAACCAATCTGCGGTTCAAAGTGCTCAACTTAGAATTCAGACAAACGAATAGTTATTTTCACAATTTAAATAAAACAAAATGGCTGATTTTTCATTAACTACGCTCTTCGTAGTGCCAGTAGGAAACACTCTACCTAGCTCTGGTTCTACGCAAAACTTGACCGCAGGTCAGTTTGGTGTTTTTAGAAGCGATTATTCTGTAGCTACTGCAGGTAACATTGCTGCTAAACCGTATTTCTATTTAGCTCAAGGTAGAGTTAACACTTATTTACAAGGTTCTAAGCGTTCTGATAAGATTGCTTCTAGCCAAGTTAGCGAGTGGTATAAAGTTGTTGGTAACCCAGTTGCTGCTAACCAAGTAACTGAGATTGGTAACTTCGTTGTAAAACCAGGTGATGTTGTAACATTCACATTACGTGCTCATTCTTCTTACATTGACACATTGTATTTCAACGGTTTCACCCGTTCTATTACAGTTGTTGCTCCTTGTTTAGAGTGTGGTGGCGATCCTTGTGCAGATGTTGATGTACCTGCTTTCATTGATCAAGCTATCTTAAAGTTTGAGCAAGAAGCTCCAGGTAACAACCCTGACAACATTAGCTTTAACACATTCTATCAATTCCAAAGAGTTGGTAACGATGCTAACGCTAAATTAGTTATCTCTGGTAAACCATTAACTAAGTATGGTCAACCATGTGATGTGGCTGCATTCCCTTGGGAATACGATCGTATGTACTTCCGTACATTCGTGTATTCTGGTCCTGCAACTACTGCTGACTTCATCGTTGCTGACAATTGTAACATCGTTGCTGAGGCTGTAGTTACTCAACGTGCTTCTTATGTATCTGGTACTTCAGATGAGATTAAGCAATTAGAGAAAAACTTCTATAGCTACCAAGCTGGTTACCTTAAGCATTTGTACAGAATGGTTGGTTACAACGAGAACTTTGAGTCTTGGGTATCTGACGGTACTACTTATGACACTTATTACATTAAGTTCAATGAGTATGACAAATCTGCATACAAGTGGGGTGATTACATCATCGAAGATAGCACTGTAATCCTTGCTATTCCTAGTGGTGCAACTGCTGCAATCGAAGCAATCCTAGTAGCTGGTTTAGGTCCTGTAACTGATGATAGCGGTCCTATCACAAGTACTACTTCTACTACAACTACTGTTTGGCCTAGTACTTCAACAACAACTACTTTGATTCCTTAAGAGAATACAAGTAGAATCATATAACCTATGCCAGAGGGTGAGAGGATATTTCTCAAGTCCTCTGGCATATTTATTTTAAAGACATGACCTTAGATATACTGGTAATACCAACTTATAATACATTAACATTAGGTGTGGCAGATGCATCAACTTATGATACAAATCCTCCTGTTGTAAACTCTCCAACTATTGAGATAACAATGCCTGGATTTGCACCTGTATCTCTACCTTTTAACGTTAATGACTTTAATATATTTAATTCAGTTTCTTTAGGACTTAGTGCTTTAGGAGATCCATTGATTCCTCTACCTGATGGAATCTATACATTAACATACTCTGTTGCTCCTGCATACGAGAACTTTGTTACCAAAACCATCATTCGTGTTGAACAATTACAAGAGAAATTTGACAATGCTTTCATGAAGCTTGATATGATGGAATGTGATCTTGCTATCAAGACACAAGCTAAGGTAGATTTAAATAGTATATATTACATGATTCAGGGTTCTATTGCTGCAGCTAATAACTGTGCTGTAGATACTTCTAATAAGTTATATGTACAAGCAAACAAAATGCTCAATAATTTCATTAAAACCAATTGTGGTTGTTCAGGAAATAACTACATAATCAATTTTCATTAACATGGCAAACTGTAGAAGCTGCGGTCTAAAGGTAGGCTGTGGTTGTCAATTAATTAATGGCTTATGTTCAGCCTGTAACAACAAGCTGAAGCAAGCAACTCAAAGAATAAAAAATGTTATTACCAAGGCTTACAAACTGTGTTGATTGTGCAACTATACCTGCACTATTAGCTGATATTGATTGCAAGTTAACAAGCTTGGCAAATAATCAATATAATAATATCGTATTCTCTTTAAACTATCCTGTACCAGGAGTTGTAATTGGTGACTTGTTAAACTATAAAAGGATCTTAACTTACAAGTTTTGTAATCCTGAATACTGTGGTCAATTTACTGTACAGATGATAGCTAGTAAAGTAAAACTCTTAATTCATAAATAATTTATAAAATGTCTTGTACAAATTGCTATAATGGTTGTGTAGAGATTGTTTCTGATAAATGTGTTAGATATACAGGGGACTCTGTTCCTGCTCTAGAAATAGAGACTGGTGATAACCTTCTTGTTGTAGAACAATCTCTTATTAATAAAGTGGTTAGTTTCCTAGATGGAACAGGAATTTCTATCACTATAGATTCAGAAGCTTATTGTGAACTAGTTACAAAGTATCTTCCTCCTTGTTTCCCAGAATGTGGAGACCCTTCTGCTTTAGATTTATTTACAGCTTTAGTAAAAGCTGCTTGTGATTTACAGGTACAAGTTGATGCTGTAGAAGCTGATATTGCTGTACTAAATGCTAACTATGATGTAGATTGTCTTACAGGTGTAACATCATCTTCTGACACACATGCTGTAGTTCAGGCTGTTATTACAAAGCTTTGTCAATTAGGTGTAGACCTAGATGCATTAGCTCTTGATTTAGATACTAACTACGTAAAGCTTGCTGACTTAAATGATTTAATCCAAGCTTACTTAGATAGTCTTGCTCCTACACAGAACTATACAAAAATGGTTCCTTATACAGCTGTAGAATACTATGGTCCACTAAGCTACTTTGATATTACTGGAGCAGGAATTCTTGCTGATGGGTTTGATAAAATCTACCTATGTAATGGCTTAAATGGAACTCCAGATAAAAGAGGACGTGTTCCTGTAGGTGCTATTGTTGGTGTAGGTGGTGGAGCTCTAGATGCTGCTGTAGATCCTATTTATGTTGGTAACCCTAACTATGCTCTAGGAGATGGTGGTGGTGCCAACAGTGTTGTATTAAACAGTACACAAATCCCTGCACACTCACATCCTGTAACAGTTACTGATCCTGGTCACGTACATGCTCCTGGTAGCTCTATTTTTAGAGGTAACAGAACTACAGATGACTCTGGTGGAACTCAATGTGTGGCTACACAATTAACTAATGGTGATCCAGCATTAACTGCTCCTGAGTATACAACAACTGCTTCAACAGGTATAAACGTATCAGTTAGCAATACAGGTGGTGGATTAGGTCATGCCAACATTCAGCCTGTACGTGCGTGCTACTACATCATGTACATTCCTTAATCGATTAAATTAAATTATAATGGCTTGTGTACCTGGTACCCCTTGCTTTGAAAATACGGTAAATGCCTATTACCCTAAACCATGTGATAATGGTTGGGTTATAGATAATTATCCTATTCCTACATCATATAGTCAATATGATGGACCGAATCTACCTAACTCAGGAGTTAACAATAAAGATAACTTAAACGTTGTATTACAAAAGTTAGATAATAAATTAAGTGCTTCAGAGATAGCTGATGCATTGTTTGCAGCTATTGTAAATGATCCATCTGTGGCTGTAGCATTCTGTACACTTGTAAATCAATGTGTTAGTGCTCCTACAACTACAACAACAACTACAATCCCTTAATAAACCACAATATGACAGTATTAATTACATTAACAACAGCAGGTTCTTCAACAGGACCATTCAGTCTATATTCAGATGCAAACTCATATTCTACACCATTTGAAACAGGTGTAGCAAAATCTAGTTTGTTGGCTGGATACACATCTACATTGGTTCCTAATGGAACAACAATCATTCGTGTTATGTCTACAGGAACCTGTACAAACTATACAGATATACCTGTGACACCATGTACTACAACAACTACTACCAGTAGCACTAGTAGTACTACCACAACAACCACAACTACAGCTGCTCCATGTCAGCAAATATATTTATATCCTTCTAATGCCACTGCATGTGCTCATTTAGGAAGCTTAACTTTATTTGATGTTGATAGCGTATTAACTCCTACAAGATTGTGGGTAGCAGGCGAATGTGGAATCACTCCTGTAGTGGGAGGTAACCAATGGTATTCTCAAGGACCTGGTGCAGACAGCTATCAAGTAGATAACGGTGGTTTTATCGTTGCTACAACAGCTTGTCCATAAAATATCAAAAACCTTGTTTTGTTGGTTTTACAAGGTATCCCCTGGCCTTTCTAGGCTGGGGGTTTTTGTTTAAACTCTAATCAAATTGATTAATGTATATAATTGATTTGGTTAATAAAATTTTGTAAATATGAAAATTAGTTCGTACCTTTACACTAATTTTAACTAAATTAAACCATATATGCCTGAAAATCAATCCTTGCTTCAACAGCTAGAAGAGATTCTACACTGGAAAAAGAGTAAAAAATTCTATGCTGATAAGCTTGGAATTACAGAACTAGAGGTGGATGAGTTATTAAATGCGTTAAGAAATCAAGAGAAGAGTGAGGAAGATGCTGAGGTTGGAAACTATATTGCTGAACTAGAGAATGTAATCATTAAGTTTACAGAGGATATAAGCAAGGGTACAGGAGAGGTAGTAGCTAACTTTAG